ACCGCCACCACCTGCAGCACCTGTTGAGGTAGTAGTGGTATCGACGTAGTCGCCTGTTAGCCTGAGCCTAAAAGTAGGACTAAATCCGCCATTACCAAATATTGGGTGAGAGTGGCTTGGGATTTGTGGAGTAGAAAGTGTTGTAGCTCCAGCACTACCACTAACTGCTGTAATGCTTACCGAACCGGACGGGGTAATTGCTTGGTTAGTAGCTGTTGTTGCTTGGTTAGTTGCAGTCGTATTATTAACTGTTGTAGACACACTTCCGGAAACTGCTTGGCTTGCAAATGCCGTAGTAAAGTCTACGCTACCGCCTGTACTTGCCGTTCCAGTAACAACTCGTAATGCGTGATTGTTGTAGTTTACGGTGTCCTTTGTAAATCCAGTCGGCGCTGCAGTCTGCGCAAAAAGCATACGAGTACCAGCAGGGATTACAGTACCCGCCGAAACAGTCGCCCAAGTAGAATCACCTCGCAGAAAGGTCGAAGAGTTAGCTGTACCAGAGGCAAGACGGGCTGTAGCAACTGTGCCTGAAGACAGGTTAGAAGCATTAATGGCAGTCAGTGCTACGCCGTTACCTGATATAGAAGTTGTGGTTACTGCGTTTGCCGTAAAGTTTCCTGATGCGTCACGGGCTACGATTGTGCTTGCACCATTAGCAGAAGCAGCCGTAGTACGAGCATTAGCCACTGTACCTGTAGTAACGTTTGAGCCATTGATAGCAGATAACCCAGAGCCATCAGCTGTAATAATTCCAGCACTGAACTCACCAGAAGCCCCACGAGCTACGATTGTAGAAGCTCCGTTTGCTGAAGCAGCGGTTGTTCTGGCATTTGCAATAGTCCCGCTGGAGATGTTTGAAGCGTTAATGCTTGTAAGTCCACCACCAGCACCTGAAACTGTAGTAAATGTACCTACGTTTGCGGTAAACGAGCCATTAGCATCCCTGGCTACGATGGTTGAAGCACCGTTAGCCGAAGCTGCAGTAGTACGAGCGTTATCTATGGTTCCCGTAGTAATTGCCGAGGCGTTAATAGCCGTAATAGACGCACCGTTACCAGAGAAAGAAGCACCAGTAATCGCTCCAGCACTAAACTCGCCAGACGTACCACGAAGAACTATTGTGCTTGCTCCGTTGGCGGTAGCTGCTGATGTACGAGCGTTAGCTATGGTTCCAGACGAAATATTGCTAGCGTTGATATTTGTGAGACTTGCGCCATTACCTGAGATGGTTGTTGCAGTAACAACGTTGGCACTAAAGCTAGCATTAGCATCTCGTAAAACTAAAGTATTTGCCGAAGCTGCGTCGGTTCCAGTAGTTCTAGCGTTGGCGATGGTTCCACTAGCGATGTTCGAGGCATTAATAGCTGTTAGGGCTACGCCATTACCCGATACAGATGTAAACGAGCCTGTTGTTGCTGTTACAACATTACCAGCGAAAGAACCATTTGCGTCACGGGCAACAATAGTAGAAGCACCATTGGCAGAAGCAGCAGAAGTCCTGGCATTGTCTAAAGTTCCTGTAGTAATTGCTGAAGCATTAATTGCGGTGATGGATGCGCCGTTACCTGAGAAAGAAGCGCCTGTTATTGCCCCAGCAGCAAACTCACCAGATGCTCCACGAAGAACAATAGTACTAGCGCCATTACTAGAAGAAGCAGTCGTTCTTGCATTTGCGATTGTCCCCGAGGTGATGTTAGACGCATTAATGTCAGTAAGCGCAGCGCCATTACCAGCTATGTTTGCCGTAATGGTATTGGCAGAGAAGTTACCGCCAGCATCACGCTGAACAATTGTGCTTGCACCGTTGGATGACGAAGCTGTAGTACGAGCGTTGGCTATCGTACCTGAACTAATGTTGGAGGCGTTAACAGCTGTAATCGCTGTACCATCACCACTAAATGATGCGGAAACAATATTGGCACCAAACGAACCGTTGGTATCACGCAGAACTAGAGTTGATGCACTGTTAGATGAATTTGCAGTAGTACGAGCGTTAGCGATTGTGCCTGAACTGATGTTTGAGGCGTTGATGTTGGTTACAGTAGCTGCATTACCTGAAATATTGGTAAATGAGCCTGTGGTTGCAGTTACGTTGGTAGAGTTAACATCCGTTGCTGTAATTACATTGGCAGCAAAAGAACCATTAGCATCACGAGCCACAATCGTGCTTGCACCATTAGCAGAAGCTGCAGTGGTTCTTGCATTGTCTAAAGTACCTACAGTAATTGCCGAAGCGTTGATTGGCACAGACGCAACATTAGTTAACTGACCTTGAGCGTTAACTGTAAGCGAAACGGTATTACCAGCGCCATCATAAGTAGCAGCGGTAACAGTAGTGTTTGAAATGCTAAATACGGTATTTGTAAGGCTTAGACCTGTACCAGCACTGTAAACCTGAGCCGAGCTAATCTGTGCAAACGTAATGTTTGTAGTACCAAAAGTAATGACGCCTGGAGTATTGCAAGTATAGGTCTCACCAGCACCGGTATCACCAGACTGCACAAATACAGTCGAACCTTCGCTCAAACCAGCAGAACTAGCAATAACGTAGGTATCAGCATCGGTTGCACGAGTTAAAACCCACTGAGCGCCTGGACCTGGACTATCAGGAGCACCTGGATTAGTAACCGTGTAAATACCGTTTTGTACTGCATTTGACTGCTGATACACAAGAACACGAGCTGTGTTTGATAAAGACACACCGTCAATTACAAGCGCTACATTTGAGCCAGAATTAGTAAGCGTCGCACCAACGCCATTGCCAGCGCCGTTTGGTTGGTTGTAAACAGCAACAAGGTTGATTGGGGACTCAACAAGAACAGGCTCATGGTAGTGAACACCGGCAGCAACAATTCCGTCTACGTACTGTTTATTAACAATATCGGTTGAGTTTGCGGCGTTGGTTGTAATGGTACCGGCTGTTAGGGTTACAGTATTGGCGGTTAGGTTTGTGGTATTAATCTCGGTAAAAGCTACAACGTTTGTGCCATTACCAAAGACTTCTACCTTACCCGTTGCATCGTTAATGTAGACTGCCTGTTCAGCAGGTTGCGTAATAAATACTTCTAATACGCTAGAACCCGTAAAACTGACTTTTGATCCACCGGTAGATGAGGAAAAGACTGTGTCTCTAGTTAACTGATCGGGGGCTGTAAACGTACCAACACCTACCTCCCACTCCTGGTCGTTACCCGCAGTAGTGTTATGGATGGTGTAGTAAACCGTGGAACCACTAGCTATAGCAGAATTGAAGGTTTGGAAACCAACAAAAGCACCGCCTAGCGTTATGGTCCCAGTACCCGAAGTTGTACTGGATTCTTTAACCCTATCTTTTAAGACCAAAGCCATAAGGCTCTCCTAATTACGAAGCTGTCAAACGAATAATTGCGTTGCTTGCATCTGCAGTTGGGAAGTTCACTGCAAAGGTACCGTTGGTAGAAGTTTTATCCCCACCAAAAGCCAGTACGCAAACAGCTGCGTTAGACAGATTTGAGTTATAAATCAAGGCGCCATTAGCCGTAATCGTTGCGTTAGCCCAAGAAGTATTAGCAAACGAGATGTAGGCTACGTTGCCAGAGTTTGTTGGGGTTACGGAAACCGTCAAAGTATTGCCACCAGCAGAATAGTTGCCAGTAGATGCTACTTCGTTAGTTGCCGAATAAGCGGTTGTATTCTCACCTAAAGTAGCCGAGCTGGTATACAGCGCTAACTTAAAAGTGTCTGCGGAAAAATTGTGCTGACCTTCCAAGAGTTCAACCTTGAACGATGTGGACATAGCCTGGGTGATTGCCATATTAAACTCCTAATAAATAGTTAATTGCTCTTTGAAGCACTTCAGTTCTATCGTTAAATAAACCTAAGCCCCTATTGCACTTAGTACATAAGAGACCTCGGACTTTACCAGTATTGTGACAGTGGTCAACTGCAAAATACTTAGTTCTTTCGCTGGGGTTTTTAACGCCACATAAAGCGCATCCATACCCTTGATTCTGTAGCATTTCTTCATATTGTTCAAGAGAAATACCATACTGCCTTTTAAACTTGCTTTTTCTTTCAATATTTAAAACATGCTCGGGGTTCTGTTGCCTACGCAACCTGTTTTTTTGAACACCGCATGGTTTGCAATACGCACGAGCTTGACCAACTCTACCCGCTTTATTAATAGCAAATGCGGCTATTGGTAACGCCGTTTCACAAGAAGGGCAGACTTTTTCCAAGCTCATCTAACGGGTCCAGGTACAGGTAATCGTAATTGTCCATCACGATAAGCGCTGCGTCTATCTTTACCATCACCCAAATCTCTGAGTAATGCTAAGGATTCTTGATACTTCTGTTCGTAGTAAGCCACTAAATCTTGCTCTCCCTTTTGGAAGATGATGGCTTCACGCAACGAACCATACAGTAAAACTGATTCAAAATTATCGCCCAACCAAGAAGTTCCGGCTGGGTTTTGCACATTACTAATCGGTACAGAAAACCCGCTACCCGTACCACCAAGAGTTGCCGTAGACGCACTGACAATGTCGCCTATGTTGTACAGGTAGCCTGGGTTAATCAAAGTAATTGCGGTTACTGCGCCGCCAGAAATAGTAATGGTCGCCGTACCGTTTGCGCCTTCCCCACCAGTCAGAGGAACAGCCTCGTATACGCCGTCGGTATATCCTGATCCGGGAGTAATAGTGCCAAACCCAGCAATACCACCCTGAACAATAGTTGTTGGGTAGTAGTAATAATGCAATTCGCACTGATAGTCGTCGTCGGGAGTAGGTCCAATAATGTAGGTGTAGGGTAGAAACTGCCCATAATACTTGGGCACGCCAGTATCGTTAGGGTCTGGGTACGCCTCACGGATAAAGTTCACGTCTTTGTCAATCAAGAACTGCTGACTGCCGTCTGGCAATATAACTGCCAAGGAGAAAGACGCTAAATAGTCATTGGGGAGGGCTAGATACTTATCCCCATTGGTAAAGTTACCAACCTGATTTTTACGAATAGCAGGTATCTGAACGGCGTTATAAACCCGTTCTTCACAGAGCTGAACAAAGTTCGGGATATTCTCAACGAACAGTTGCTCAGTAGTCTCGGTGTAGGCTTGGATAGCCTGAGATAGCTGCTGAAAGTTCATTAGCCCATCTTCCCGCTAATCTTGCGACCTTTTGTTGCAGCGCCATAACCACGCATAACACCAACACCATATGGGTTTTCTTTAGCGTAGTTGCCTTTGCTAATGCCGCCAACAGACATGTTCATGGTATCCACGACTTTAGCACCAGGGGTGTAGTTGTCGTACATGTCTACGTTAGTAGTTTTTCCAGACATTGTATGTGGGGCTGCGTAAATTTCAGCAGGTCCTACTTCTTTCCCACCTTTTTTCATTGAATATTTAGCCATGATTAACGTCCTCGTTGGGCTGCTACTTTAGCCATTCCACGACCCATCTTCTTCATGTTCATGTTGGTTTTACCAACGCCATGCTTGATTGGGCCTTTTTCAATTTTTGCGGTTGGGCCTGAATTGCCGAGATTTTTAC